CAACTGTAAAAGGACCTGCATTAGTACCAACAAAAATTTCTTCCTTTTCTGAATTTCAACAAATATTTGGTTCATACACCGCAGATTCGTATGTCCCATACACAGTTGAAGAATATTTAAGAAACGGAAATGTAATGACAGTAACTCGTCTTTTATATGAAGATGGGTATTATTTAACAAACGGCGGATTAGCAATCATTGCTAAATCAGGATCCGTTCAAGTAGTAACTCACGTTCTACATCCAACACAACCAGTGTCATCCACAGGCGCTAGCAACGTGTTTGAAAACTCCGTGCTAACAAATTTAGGATCGGGTAGCTTCACAATCAACGTATCAGGATCATATTCAACTGATACAACAGTACCAGGCTTCTCAGCATTCTTAGCACCACTAGGAACTGCAATTTCATCTTCAATTGTTTCCACAGCAAACAGCTATCTTACTAAGATTTTTGGAGCATCTCCAAAATCAGTAGATTATCCAGCTTATGTGCAGTATGAAAACAAAACAGCTAGCAGCTTGTTTGCTAATCTAGGCGATGTAACTGTAGAATTGGCTAAATTGTCTAATTATGAGTTCTTAGCAGATTATAGCACAGCAGCAACACCATGGATTACATCACAAAAAATTGGAACGGCAGTTAAAAACTTGTTCCGATTCCACACATTGTCCCATGGCACATCTGTTAGTTCAGAATTGAAAATTGGTATCCGCGATGTTCGTTTAGGATCTGAGGTTGCTGATCCAAATGGATATGGAACATTCACAGTAGAGGTTCGTCGTGTTAATACTACAAACATTGCAAATACACCATATTCATCTCAAGACACAGATCAAGTTCCAGACATCGTTGAAACATACATGAACTGTAACCTAGATCCGGATTCGCCAAATTATATTGTGCAGAAAATTGGTAACCGTTATCAAACTGTATCTGATGCTGGTGTTATCACTATTAACGGTGAATATCCAAATCTATCTAGATATATTCGTGTAGAAGTTACAGATGCTGTAGCAAACAAGACCAACGAAAAGACTTTGGTACCGTTTGGATTCCGTGCAATGTCATCCCCAATGCCAATGGCATCTGGCTCATTGAATTTGTCTGCAGTTACTTATAAAACATCACAAGTAGTTTCAAATGTGTACAACGCAAACAACTACTTTGGATTTGACTTCACGTCAACAAACAACTTGAACTACTTAGCACCAGTTCCAACATCTGGTTCAACTACAGGTAGCAATACAGATTTCTACCTAGGAAACGTATCACAGGATGCTGATGCAGCATTCCCTTCATTAACTTCTGCATATTCAGGTTCAGTTGAAACTGCATTGACAACAGGTACTGCTTATTTCACTGCAAACGTTGCAACAAGCACTAGAAAATTCATGGTGTCAATGCAAGGTGGTTTTGATGGAGCTCGACCAAACCTTCCTAAAATGTCTGGAACATATATCAAGTCAACCAACACGTTCGGATTTGATTGTAGCACAGCAACGGCTACTGGTACTAAGTCATATAACAAAGCATTTACTCTGTTATCAAACACAGATTACTATGATTTCAATATGCTTGTTACACCAGGTATCTTGGATAGCAAACATAGCAATGTAACTACATTGGCTCGTAACTTGGTAACAAATCGGCAAGATGCATTCTATGTGATGGATTCAAGTGCAATAACTGACAGCACTGCAACCGTAGTTAATCAAGTTACTACATTGGATAACAATTACACTGCAACTTATTGGCCTTGGGTTCGTATTACACGTGATAACAAACCATTATGGGTTCCGCCTAGTGTAGTAGTTCCCGGAGCATTAGCATTTAACGACGCGGTATCATTTCCATGGTATGCCCCAGCTGGATTGAATCGCGGTGGATTAACAACGGTATCTGATACTTATATTAATCTTTCACAAGCAGATCGTAATACCTTGTATGAAGCTCGTATTAACCCTATTGCCAACTTCCCTAACGATGGTGTAGTGATTTGGGGGCAAAAGACATTGCAGGCTCGACCAAGTGCATTAGATCGTGTTAATGTGCGCCGTTTGCTTATCGCAGTTAAGAAGTTTATTGCATCTTCAACTCGTTACTTGGTATTCGACCAAAACACGAGCGCTACCAGAGATAAATTTACATCGATTGTGAATCCATATCTTGAATCAGTGCGTGCTCAGCAAGGTTTATATGCTTTCCGCGTAGTAATGGATGCAACAAATAACACACCAGATGTTATTGACCAAAATATTTTATACGGTCAAATATTCTTGCAACCGACTCGTACAGCAGAATTCATTATTCTTGATTTCAATATTCAACCAACGGGCGCAGCATTCCCTGAATAGTGATCAGAAATAAAATGTAGGAAAGGTATGACTTCGGTTGTACCTTTTTTACGTTAACGATATTTATATGAAAATAACAAGGATAAAAAAATGCCATTAGTAGATAACGTAAACAATGCATTAACTGATTTCGGAGCCGAAGCAGATTTTTTCAACAAAGCATATTCGTGGGAACCGAAAAAACAACATCAGTTTATTATGCGAATTGATGGAATTCCTGCATACATAATTAAATCAGCCGGAAAACCTTCTGTAGATAATGGAGAAGTTGTATTAGATCATATTAACGTGCAAAGATACGTTAAGGGTAAATCTGTATGGGAATCATTGGATGTTACACTATACGATCCAATCGTACCATCTGGGGCACAAGCAGTAATGGAATGGGTACGCTTACACCATGAATCTGCATCAGGACGAGATGGTTACTCTTCTTTCTACAAAAAAGAAATTTCACTTCGTCAACTATCTCCATTGGGTGAGGTTATTGAAGAATGGATATTGCATGGAACATATATTCAATCAGCTAAGTTTGGTGATTTAGATTGGGCAACAGAAGATCCAGTTGAAATTTCATTGACTCTTAGATTTGATTGGGCTTTCTTGAATTTCTAATCAGATTACATATTATGCAATGGGGGCTTCGGCTCCCATTTTTTGTGTTCGAAGATATTTATAATAAAGTTATATAAAGGATTCAAATGAGTAAAATGACCGATCGTATCGACAATCAAAACATCATCAATTTAGCAAGACAACAGTACGAAAATGAAAAACGCAACAAATTACCTACGGTAGTTGTGCCGTTGGATTCTGCTGGTAAAATTTACCCGGTTGGACATCCACTTCGTAACGGAACTGTTGAAATGAGATACATGACTGCATACGATGAAGATATCCTAACCAATGTTTCATATATCAACACCGGCATAGTGTTTGACAAGTTATTGGAATCGGTGATCATGACACCAAATGTATTCAACGATATATCAGTTGTAGATAAATTAGGACTAATTATTCGCGCTCGTATTTTAGCATATGGTTCAGAATACACAGTAACAGTTGTAGATCCTAAATCAGGCAAAGAATTAGAGCGAACTATTAATCTAAACAAGCTTAAAGCAAAACCATTCACCTTAGAATCCAATGAACTAGGCGAATTTGCATACGAAGTAAACAAAGACTGCATCATATTCTTCAAATATCCTAGTGTGGATACTGCAGATGATTCAATTTCAGGATATCTAAAAAACATTATTACACAGGTAAATGATTCACGTGATGAAACTCACATTGAAAATTTTATACGATATGAATTCTTTGCAGGTGAATCTAAACGTTTCCGCAAACATGTAACAGACAATATGCCAGGAATTGATTTATCTGTAGAACTCGAAGGTGAAAATGGGGACACCTTCATAACTGGGTTTCAACTCGGACCACAACTTTTTTGGTTTTAGACCTGAAGATCGTGTTGTAATGCACGACAATCTATTCAACCTAATATGGCACGGCGAAGGTCGATGGTCATGGGACGATGTGTACCATATGCCTATCATTATTCGCACACTTTGGGTTAAACGGGTCAACGAAATTATTCAAACAAAAGCCGAAGCTGCAGAAAACGCAATGAAAGCCGCAAAGCAACGCACGGCCCGCAAAAAGAAAGCACGTTAATATTTATATTAAATGAAAATCCAAGATACATATCAACTAATTGCTCGGCTAAAACAACAGCCACGCCATGGCGCAGATCCACTACCTGGAGATCTAGGCGACCCAGCTGGTGTAACACTCGGTGGAATCGTAGGATTAGGCGGAGCTGCAATTGATACCGTAGCTGCAATTGCCAAACTAACAACTTCGGTTGCTGGACTTAACAAAGCACTAATAATTAGTACTGGATTAGAAAAAGCACAAGCCGGCGTACAGGCATTAAACACAGCATACAAAAATTTAGTTTCGCCATCATTAAAATTAGAAAAATCTAACGCGTCATTAAATAAAAGTTTTGGTATAAACAGTGTAGCAGCTGCAGGATTGGCAGGAAAATTACAAACAATTGCCAATACATATGGACTTACCAGCGAACAAGTAAAACAGTATGCAGTTAACATTAAATCAATGTTACCATTAATGAATCAACAAACTAATACCGGTACTGCATTTTATGAAGGTTTACAAAAAACACAGGATATCTTAAAAACTAACTTAGGATTGTCAGATGACCAAACAAATTCATATAGCGAATACGCAGCTGCAGCTAATAATACTGCTGATACAACATTAATGGTAGCTAAACGAGTTGCTGAAGCATTTGGAGATAATGCACAAGGCGACTTAGGTTATTTTAAAATGATCACCGGTGAAATTGCAGACGCCGGGTCTGAAATTCAATTACAATATGGAAAAATTCCAGGTTCATTGGAATCTGCGGTAATTAAGTCAAAGAAATTTGGATTATCATTACAAAACTTACAAAGTGCTGCTACTAATCTATTAAACATCGAAGCCAGTATCGGACAAGAATTAGAATACCAACTACTAAGTGGACATCGATTAGTTGATACTTCTGGTAAAAGTCTTACGAATGCATATCGAGAAGCTACACTTCGGGGCGATATGAATGCCCAAGCAGATGCAATGAACACGATCATTGAGCAAGAAGGTGCTGTATTAGAAAACAACTTGTTTGCTCGAAAGCAAATGTCACAACTGTTAGGTGTAGACGAGAAACAACTTGCATCTGCAATTCAAAAGAAAAAAATACTAGATAAGGCCGCAGCGTCTGGTATAACAATTGATTTAAACGGATCCGGTGCATTAGAACAAGCTGCAGCGGCTGTAGAAGCAGGTGCATTAAGTCCAGAAGATTTTGAATCACTTAAAAAAGCTACTGATACCCGAACTACAGATGATCGATTAGAACAAATATTAAAAGTTAATGAAGAACAATTATTTTACGACAAACTTCTAAATCAACAGGCAATTATTAAAGCTACTAGTGAAAGTGCTACTGGTAATGCTCCAGGGTTGGGTGGTTTTGAAAAAAGTTATGCAACATTAGAAGCAATTGGTACTGCATATATGGCTATGCGAACAGGCATTGCTGCCGGCACATTACCAACTAACATACTAAACGCTGCAACCATGGCTGAAGGTGGAGTTGTACCTCCCGGATATCCAAATGATACATATCCAGCATTATTATCATCTGATGAAACAGTTATGCCACCGCAAAGCTTAGACACTGTAATGAATAACGTTTCCGGAGACGGAATGCAAAAATTTGCAGCAATGATAGTAGCAGCAATAAACAATCAAACCGCTCAACTAAAACAAAACGATAGAATTTTTACCGGTGGAATGAATGCACCGTATTACGGATAACGGAGTAAACTATGATAAACCCAACTATAGGTAACCAATCACAATTTACAACTCCATTTGATATACTACCAAACATGTTGTATACTAATCCAACAGTTAATAACTCACAGTTCACCGCTCCGTTTGATACGTTACCCAATCCAACATTTCTTAATCCAACAAGCAGACCGTCACAATTTGGGTTTAAACCAGACACTAATCCTGGCCCATATTCTCCGTATAAAGGAAATCCGATTGATGCTATCGAATCTGCTGGCAAAGTATTTAAAACACTGTTAGCACCAGAATACGTATCAACATTTCGTGCCGTTAATGACGTTTGGACAGCACCCACAGCAGAAGCATCAAACATTACAAATTCATCATTAGCTGCTGCTGCTACAGGATTTGCTGCAAGTTCTGTTGCAAGTTTAACTGGAATTCCACAAGTATCGCAAGTAGCAAATTCCTTAATAAATTTATCAGATACTACTAACACTTCTAGATATGCAACTCTAACATTAGATCAAATGCGACCTATTCCGGGAGTGAAATATGCAGATTTTCGTAATCGCCGAGCAATTGGTAACGCAGCTGCATTATCGTTAATTCGACTAGATGGAGCAGCAGCATTAACATCTGGGGTAAATGCTCGTGCTGCGGTGTTTGCAGCTGCTTCGGCAAATCCATTAGGTGGAGCATATGCTGTATTCAACTTGAATGGTTTTGGTTTTACTGGATATGGTTGGGGTAGTCAAGATGACCCATATGCAATCCGCAACGATTTTACGCTTCGAAGTCATATAGTAAAAAAATGGAAACCAACATCTGGTGTTTCATTTGATGGAAAATTTCCGTCTTTTAAAGAAACTGCCGGCAAATGGGAAACAACTAAAAATCCACTCGAAGTAGGTGTACCATTCCGAGGAGACCGAGTTAACGTAATAGATTTCTCAAAACGTACAGAAAAAGATGCCTACAAATGGAATCCTAGAATGCCAGGTGAGTTAGGTAATACACAGGATTTCATTAAATTTTATTTTACTGGTCCTAAATTATATCCAGGCCTATCAAGCGGATTAAATTTAGCAGATCCAGCAACAGACAAAGAGCGAGGTTCAACAGATGATGTACTAGTTTTTCGAGCTGCAATAACAGATATGTCTGAGACATTTAATGCAGATTGGCAGCCAGTGACAATGATTGGTAGAGCTGACAAAAATTATCAATATACTGGATTCGATCGAGATTTACAATTATCATTCAGGGTGTATGCAACAGACCGAGATGAATTGCAACCAATTTGGCGAAAACTAAACTCGTTAGCAAGTTATACGGCACCTATATATAACAATGATATCACATTAGGAGCACCATGGATGCGCATGACAATTGGCGACTTATTTCGACAAACGCCTGTCATACTAACATCATTATCATACACATTGCATGATACAGACTCAACATGGGAAATTAACATTGAAAATGTTGATTACATGATGCAAGTACCACATCGAGTAGATGTTAAATGCACATTCACTGTTATTGGAAATGAATTACCACAAAATGGTGGTAAGTTGTATTCGTTAGCTAAACGTTGGGATAAGAATGGAGATGCACTTAAAGGTAATGATAACTGGTTAAGTGACATGAAACAAAATTCTGATGCTGAGGTATTACCATTATGGAAAGCAAAACGATCTGCTGGCATACAAGAAGTACCTATAGAAAAATAACATATGAACAGATATCTAACAACCCCAGTAACTAAAAATGAACTAACTAGCAAACGCCGGCTATCAACAACGATATTTACTGCACCGCCAGCTGCAGCAACTGATATACGAATTCGAACTACGAGTGTAGAACGACTCGATAAATTAGCATTAAAATTTTATGGTGATGCTACTGCCTGGCCGATCATCGCAGCAGCAAATGCAATTGGTAAAGGCACATTAGTCGTGCCACCTGACACTAGTTTGCGAATTCCTGTAATTTCAGACATACAAAACTATTTAAACAATATAAACAATACTAGATGAGTAACATATTTTATTCAAACGTAGACCGAAATTTAATTTCAGAATTAAATGCACGAGGCTTAGCAGGAAAAACGGATCGCTCTAGCGGCGCGATAGATTTCATGTTAGGCAAAGTTGCTAACGTACGCATTATCGCATATTCAGGTAGTAGCAGTGAAACAAATGTGCAACAACCGTTTGGTGTATTAGGCGGTGAAACTGTGCGCGAAGGACGATATTTACCAAACGGTCCTAATGGATACTTAACTGCTAAATCATATACAACAAGTTCTATTGTGTTTGGAGCTGATGGTCAAGCTAAATCACAATCAAGCAATGCTATTATTGATCAAACATACAGAACAGGACCATTCATTACAGAAGTATCAGTAAACATTGGAGATCACTCCATGGGGCTACTGAATAAAGCAACTGTGC